GCGAGAAAAGCCGTTCGTATGCCATGCCGCATTACATCAAGGTCTATGAAATGACGTTCTCATTCACACTGCACGATGAATCGGCCATGCCGTCATCTTACGGGGAATAGTTCCAGCTGGGCGGCAGTCAGACGGGGGGCTTTCACCTTGGGAACAGGCTTCAGATTGTAGTCTGTTCCCTCACGTGATTTCCGGCGGATGATGGTCATAATACGCTCCTCGGATATAAAGAATTCGCGCTCCGACAACACTTTTAAAGCATCGTCGAACCGCAACCGCTGAATTTCTGTCCAATAGTAGTAACGGCGGCATAGTGCCTCGTCACGCAGCTTAATCAATTCTTTATCCCGTCCTTTACCCATACATTTTATTTCTCTTACAAAAATAACTGATTTCCATCTATTTTAAGAACAAAAGCGCCGCAATTATAACAACTGCGGCGCTTTCTGTTTACAAGGTTAACGGGTTCTGGCTACAAACGGCAGAAACTGGGTTCAATGCGGGTCCATACACCATTTTCAGGGTTCCGGCGACTGAAGTAGTAGTTGATGGCATTGCGCTGCACCACATTGGCTTCCTTGAACAGGCGCATGATGTCTGCATACTCTTCATCGAACTTGTCTTCCAGTTCGTAGAGCTTCGAAATACTCTTGTAGTCCAGATCGCCCATCTTGTTGCGCTCCAGCAGAGTCATGGCCATCTGATACATCGGATCATCCGAACCTTTCTCACTGTTCTGCATGTAGCGCTTCAGGTAGTCAATCAGACGGTCGGCTGCCATATTAGCTCGTTCATCGAAGCCTTTCACCTTGTTGCTCTTCACCTCCAGACGGAAGTCACCGTCCGTAATGGTGTAGCTGCGCTGTTCGTCGCTTTTCACCTGGCCGTATTCCTTCATCACCTTGGTAAAGGCATCGGCTTCTTGTTCCAGCCATCTGCGGAACAAGGTCACGGCATTCACCATCTCAAGGACGTTGGTCTTTACTTCGTGCATAAACTCACCGCGTAATGCCTCGTAAGTTTCACGACGGGCGATGCGGTCTTCTTTCTCTTCTTGCTGCAGCTGGGCCATGAGGGCTGCTCGCTGTTCTTTACTCAGGGACTTGATGTCCACACTTTGATTGTTCTTTTCCATGTTTAAATCATTTTGAATGTTTATCACTTGTTTTTTATTCTTCCTCACCATCCTGCTTTTCTGGTTCATCGTCTATCAGCATGGCTTCACCGTTGGCATACGCCCAGTCGGCCAGCTCGTTGAAAAACTCTGCTGCATCCTGGTTCTCCAGATCGGATGTCGTTAGAATCACGTCTTTTCTTATGCGCTCAAGCGCTTCATGTGCTTTTTTATCCATATTGTTCTATTTATCGGTTAAACCTCCTTTTCGTTGGATAGCCCGCAGTTTGATGGCCAGGTGTTCCAGCTCCGCTGTACTAATCTGAACAAAGGGCTTGCCGGCTATCCGGGGATTGTTGCAAAATTCGTTGACTCGGTTCCAATCGGTGGTGTCTATACCCAACTGTTGCATCAGTTTCAGACATACGCTGCGTTTCCGCCGCAGTTCCTCGCGAAGTTTCTGTCTCCATTCATCCTGCCCGGTTAGTTTCTCCAAGGCACAGCAGCAGGCTTCATATTCCTTGGATGTCATTTCACGGAGGCTTTCCGTACGGTCCCACGTGTACTGCAGAACGATTTGCTTCTTTAGCCCTTCCCGGTCTCCTGTACAGGGCAGCTTATTGAACGAAGCATAAAACCGGGCGAAATTTGTCACTTCCTGTGCCATCTTTATTGTATTAGTCTATTAATAATTGGAATCCTTTTTCTGTAATATACATATCCTCACGTTCTATCCACGGTTCTCTCAAATCATCATCTTCTTCTTTAGAATCCGAGAAATTCAAACGAAAGCTGTCTTCAAGATTGCGATCTATTTGCTCCTCTATGTCAGCAATACTTACATCTTCAGGAACTGCTCCTCTAAACTTTACAAGTACCGTAATTTCTTTTGCCATAATTCAAAAACTTAAAGGTTATTCAAACAATACTTTAATTCCACACGAACTGGCCACGTCAAGTTCCAGCTTGGCTCCTTTGCTCAGTTCCCAGTCCTTCAGCATGTAGATATAGTCACAAGCCAGCAGCAGGGCAATGTCGGCCCGCATATGGGCTTTCCAGTGGGCTTCTTCCGGCAGGCCGTTATTGAATGGGTTTACCGGATCATAGCCCTCAGTTCTCAACAATTCTTCGGCACGTCCGAAGGCTTCCTTGCGCTCTGCCATATCATAGTGGGCAATGGCTCCACTGATATACACTCGCTTGTTTTCGATTTCCTCACCGCGTTGATAAGCCTTGTGGCGTTTCCATCGCTCCGGAATGACTACGCTGTAATTACACGAACGGCAGCAGATGCCTTCCTCTTTCACGGGAAACGGGTTGTATCCGTAACCCTCCAACTCTTTGCCGCAGATGCAGCAGGTTTTCTTTTGCTCTTCCATCATTTTAAATCTTTAATATGTATTTTACATCCGGGATGCCACATCCGAATACGGTTGGCAAACATGGTATCCGTCGTTTCTATCACTAAATGCCCTTTCGTCTTGGCTCTGCGCAGACGAATGTCTGTTTCTATGTTACATTCCAGCCAGTCTTCCATCACGCCCAAGGCTTCACGACCAGGCAGCAATATCTGGTACAGCTTATTCTCCCATTCCATCATTCAAATAATCCTCCATATTATCGTCCTTCAATGTTTTGGCAGCACCTTCTTCCCAAATCACATAGGGTTCACCGGGCTTTTCCATAAAGCGGCTCTTACACCAGGCCTTGAAGCAGCTCACCATGATTTTCACATCGGCATCATATTCCACCTTGCGGGCGCTTCTGCCTGCCGGATGTGACCCTTCAGCATGGCTGATGAAGATAAACAGTTTCTTGGGGTGGCGCTCCTTAAACTCCTTGTAGGTCTTGTAGTTCAACCCGCTGTACTGGAAACTGTCGATAATCACAATGCCGGGACTGCCCCGGCGCTGCAGACGTTCCTCCAGCTGATCCATCGACTCGCGGTCAAGGATAACCAACCGCTTGCGCACCTCATCCATCTTATGCCGTTTCAGGCTCATCTGAAACGAAAGGCCGGTGCTTTCTTCCAGACTGTCATAGATCACGCGTCCGAAACCGCACAGGTACTTGGCCAACTGCATCACAAAGCTGCTCTTTCCGTTCCCGCTGGCACCCCAGATAATCCAAACGCCGCTTTTGGCAGGGTTGCCTATCGAGGCTTGCCAATCCCCGGTAAATTCATACCGGGGTATCTTCATATTCAGCACCTCACCGGGGCTGTAGGCTCTTTTCAGTTTCATGCTTGCATCCTCCTTAATTTTTCGATTTCGGTATATACGCGCCGCAAGCCGCCTCCGGTGCTGTGAACGATCTTGGCAATGTCGGTACCGTCCGGGGCATTGATTTTGGCTACAATGGCAGCCTGTGCCTTCAGGAACTTTTCGCGTTCCTGCGCATCATCCGGGGTCACCTTGCTGTAGGAGTCACCGTAGCGGCTCAACATTTCGGTATAGCCCACCTTCTTGCCTTCGATGGCGCGGTTGATCTTTTCCTTCAGCCCGTCTGCACCCATCATATACCACGCACAGCAGCGCTCGGTGGCGTTCCACAGGGCCTTCAGTTCAAGGAAGGCTTCATACTGCAGGTCGCCGGCTTCGTCCAGAATAACCAGGGGCGTATCTATCGTGCGGAGGTAGGCTACCAAGTCCTCATACACGTCGCTGTAGCGTCCGTTGCTGGTCACGCCGAATTCCTTGGCAATGTAGCGTATCAGCTTTAACTTGGTCTTCACCTGGCTGCAGTCCACATATACGGCGTGCTTGTGCTGCTTCACGTAAGCTTTCGCTGTAAAGGTCTTGCCGATATTGGGCATATCGCACAGGATGGCGCTCAGCCCGCTTCCCTGGCACACTTCCAGCTGCTTGCTCACAAACACATAGGTCGGGGTCTGTGCTGCCAGCCAGGGCATTTCTGTACGCAGTTGCA